TAGGTGGGGCAGGTAATAATATATTTTATTATTACAATTCAACACCAGGCGTACCAACAGATCAAGGTTCACCTTGTCAGAACATACAATTAATTAGTGGAGAAACAGGTTGTCCTCCTGCACCAACTCCTGCGCCAGTTCCAACACCTCAAGCAACACAGGTATATGAGATGAGGAGATGTGATGGTGGTGGAGCTACATATTATGTGGAATTAACACAAACAGGATACCCACTAAACTTTGCTTTAAAATTAAACGCACCTGGTTATATGGACGGAACTTATTGTTGGTATATTAATGATACTAGCCCAAGTTCAAGCGCAGACTTTAGTGCAACTGTACTGAATCAATACCCTAGTGGATGTTCGGATGCAGCTTGTACAGCGCCGACTCCAAGTCCAGTTCCAGTGCCTTCGCCTACACCAGCGCCTGCGCCAACGTATTTATATGCTAGATATTTAGAATGTAGTGGTGATGTATTAATCAATATAAGAGCTCCATTTGGAACAAACCTTGGTAGCGTGGCTAACGTATTATATGTGAGTGGAACGTGTTATGAATATCAAGATGATGGAGGTATAGAAAATACCAACGACTATACATCGTACACTATTTACGCAAACTGTACAGCTTGTCAAGGAGCTCCGTCTCCAGCTCCAGCGCCAGTACCAACGCCTGCACCTGCAGTAGTATGTAATAGCATTAGTTTAGAATACATATCTAACACTAGCTTCTTATGTGCTAATTACGTTACTTTCTATATCAATACAAGTGATTTCTGTACAGCGACTACTTTAGACAGACAGAGTGATTGTAATAGATCAGCGTTAGCGGGTTACTACAACAATGGTAGCAGCTACAGATACTGGAATGGTTCAGCATTTACGAGCAACTGTACTACAACAAGTTGTCCATAAGATTTTTTATATTGAATTTTATTCAATAACTTTATTTAAATTAAATCAAATCTAATGCATCAGTATAAAAACTTTTTGACTCAAAAAGAGTGTCAAGAATTAATTCAAATGATTGACGCCAACCACACAAGGTCTTCCGTGGTAGAGGGTGGAACAGATAGAACAGCTATATCTAATTATAGAACTTCAAGTACTTGTAATCTAAACACATCCAACGATACTGTTAATAATATTCATAAACGTATTGCCGGTTTATTAAACTTAGATATAAAAAAAGGTGAAGCTATGCAAGGACAGCTTTATGAAGTGGGTCAATATTTTAAACCGCACAATGATTTTTTTGCTGGTGATGCCTATCAAAAACATTGTTTGGCATCAGGAAACAGAACGCATACTTTTATGATTTATCTAAACGATGGTTTTAAAGGAGGAGGTACAAACTTTCCAAATCAAAACATGGTAGTAGTTCCTGAAACTGGTAAAGCAGTAACATGGGAAAACATAAAAGATGGAAAAGTATTAGAAGAATATATGCATGAAGGTGTTGCCTTAGAAGAGGGAAAAAAATACATTATTACTGCGTGGTGGAGAGAGAATGATTGGGATGGCGCAGGAGATGAAAAATTATATCAAGACTCTTTACAACCAAAAGTTATCGATAATTCTACTATTAAAACTTTTACTCACAAAAATCAAATACCTAAGTTTACAAAAAATGGTTTTGAAGTAATTAAATGTCCAGAGCAAACTTGGAATATAATTAAAGATGCATACGAAATATTAAAAGACAAAGTTACCCCAGAGAACTTTCCGGGTAAAGAAAATGTTATACAGGGAGGTGGAAGTGAATTGTTGTCTTTTGATAACGTACCATCAATTAGAACTTTAATTCACGAACAGCTTTTACCTGTACATAGAGATTGGATTGCCAATGAAATGCACGATGCAATGAAAGACCCCTTAATAGAGCCTTCTTTTGTTTATGGTATTCGTTCTTATAACAGGGGCGCTACTTTGTCATCTCACGTGGACAGAGTTGAAACTCATCATATATCATCTATTATAATAGTGGATAAAGATTTAGCTTGTGGTTGTCAGAACAAACCTGAAGCAGATGACTGGCCTTTAGATGTTCAAGGCCACGATGGCGAGTGGTATAAAATTTATGCAGAACCTGGTGATATGATAATGTATGAATCTGCCGTATGTGAACACGCAAGGTTTGAACCTTTTGGAGGAACATTCTTTAGAAATTTTTACGTACACTACAAACTCATTTAAGAGTTGAAAAAATATATTTCATTTGATACGTGGTGGGGTGGTTTAAATAACATTCGTATGACTTATGAAATGATAGCTGCTATTGCTGTTTGCACAAACCGCACAATAATTTTGCCTGAAAAAATATATTGTTTATTCCTAAGCGAGCATCAATTAAAAGATAGCTTTTTTGATTTCTGGGAATTGTTTGATAAAGATTTATTTGTTAAACATTTTAATTGTGTAGACTATAAAGATATACCAGAGTATCAGAAGTATGAATCAGACATACAATACTTTGAAGATATTTGTAAGGACATTAAATGTTTGCCAGAGGGTAACCATCCTAATTGGGGTGTAAATCCTGATACATATAACAAACCTATTGATGTTAGTGAGTTTGATTTAAACAACAAGTTTATTCATTTTCCTAGAAATTTGTTTGGGCATTGGTATCATTTAGTTACTGGGATAACAGACACTAACCGAGTTAAAATAAAACACAGTTTAAAAAACGGATTAAAAATTAGGGATAAATACGATATGGCTTTGCTAGACAGGCCTTACAATGCTATTCACATAAGGAGTGGAGACTTTCATCAGACTAGAACCCACAGCACTACAGAATTATTTGGTAATTTAAGATCAATGGTAGATAGATATTTAGACACTTCGCACCCATTGTTTATTGCTACAGATGAACAAGATAGAAAACACTTTGAGTGTTTAAACGGGTATGAATGTTATTACTTAAATGACTTTATGGAGACTGATATGGTATCTTCCATAGCAATAGATACGTTGATGTGTGCTAATGCTAGATTGTTTTATGGAAGTAGATATTCTACTTTTACTGATTATATAAATGTCTTAAGATATTATAATAATAAAATAGATTGTAGTAAAACTTTATTAAACTATACTTTTACGGGGCAAGAAAAGTTTAGTTGGGAAAATAGTTTTGTAGAAGAATACTAATGAAATATAATTTAGGTTTATTTGGAAGTCATAATTCTGCTATTGCTATTGCTGTAGATGGAGAAGTAAAAGAAGTAGTGGAACTTGAAAGATGGGTTGGAATAAAAAATGCAGCATTTGCTTATCATTTCCCAATTGATAATCCAAGTCAAACATTAATAGAAATTTTAAATTATTTTAAAAACAAATATGGAGCAGAGACTTATAACACGGTTGCATTTAATTCTGATAATGATTTACACAAGATTATTAAAGCCAATAATTACCAATACGTTCCTCACCATACAGCACATTGTGCTAATGGTTTATATCAATCAACTTTTAATAAAGCTTTAGTTGTTAGTTTTGACGGTGGCAGTGAAGAAGGATTTTTTAAAATATATGAAGCAGAAAAAGGAATAGACCCTGTGCTAATAAATAATGTGGGTATAGACTTGTGTGTTCCTTATGCAGCAGTTGCGCATTACTTAGAGCCAATAAAGACAGAGGAAAATTGGTGGTGGGGTAACTTAGTATATGCAGGAAAAATAATGGGGTTGGCAGGATTAGGAAAAGTAGATTATGGTTTAGTGCCAAAGTTTTTTAGTTATTATTTAGGACAAAGCGTAGATAATGTAAATGTAGCTCATGAAAGATATCAAGCGTTAAACATAATAGGTAAGCCAGAAGACATAGCGGCTACATCTCAGTTTGTTTTTGAGCAGGTGTTTAGTAGTATAATAAATGGGTATAAAAATAATTTACCTTTAATTTTTTCTGGAGGAGGCGCAATGAATATAATCAACAACTCTAAACATAATGCTTTTGTATCTCCTAATCCCGACGATAGAGGTATAGCGTTAGGATGTTTGCTTCATATTTTAAAGCCTAAAAAAATTGTAGACAGTATGTATATAGGTATGTCTTGGAATGACGATACATACAACCCCTTAGACCCTAGTGAGTTTGCTAATAAACTTATCGACGAAAAGATTATTGGTTTAGTTCAAGGAAACTCAGAGCATGGAGCTAGAGCATTAGGGAATCGTTCTATAATATGTTTGCCTAAAAAAGGAATGAAAGATAAAATTAATGCAAGAGTAAAATTTAGAGAGCCTTACAGGCCTTTTTCTCCTATGTGCAGGGAAGAAGATAAACACAGGTGGTTTAACTCTAATAGCAACACCATGTGGATGGCTCATAATGCAAGGGTTGTTAATCCAGCTGACTCTATAGAGTCTATAATTCATTACGACAACACCGCTCGCTTACAAACCATCACTCAAGCCTCTAATCCATACTTGTACATGGTATTATCTGAGCTTGCTAATAAAGGTATCGACCCTATAGTTTTAAACACCTCATTTAACAAGCAGGGCAAGCCTATTTTAAACACAATGGACGAAGCTAAATGGATGTTAGATAATACAGGACTAGATGATTTAGTGGTTTTATGAAAAGTATATTTTTAAACATAGCGAGCTACAGAGACCCAGAGTTATTGCCATCTATTACTGATTGTATTAACAGAGCTAAGTTTCCTGAAAGAATTTTTTTTGGTGTCCACGAGCAAAGCGACCAACACAATACAAGCCTTGATAAAATAGATAATTTAAAATATGAGTATATACATTTTAAGAAAGCTAAAGGCACAGGTTATTCAAGAAATTACATAAATAAAAATTTATATGATGGTCAAGATTATGTATTACAAATAGATAGTCATACACGTTTTATTCAAGATTGGGATGAAATGTATATAGAAGATTACCTTCAATTTAATGAGGAAGTAATACTTACTGGTTTTCCTCCACAATATAAACTAGGAGATTTATATGATGATTATAAAATCTATCCATCTAATAATGCAGTAAAGCCAAAGCATATCACACCTAATTATAAAATACTTTCTGAGTCTAATCCTTTTTACACAGATTATATACAGACGTATGTGGCTTCAGGGGCTAATACTTTTATGCCTAAATCGTTTATAGAAAAATCTGTATTTGAATTATACGTAGATCCTTTTGCTGACCAAGAAATAATTTCTTTAGCAGCACACCTTTTCGGATATAAAATGTTTGTCACACGAAGACCTAAACTATTTCATTGTTACGCTAACAATCTGAAAGGCAGTGATGAAAAGTTTAGACCACTCATTATAGATGATTTAAAAATTACTAACTTTGAGGTAGATTTTACTCTGGCGTTTAAAGATTGTAAAACTATAAACACCACGGAAAGTTGGATTAACTTAATTAAAAATCAAATATGATACTAGAAAAAATAAAATTAAATTTCGACTACTCACATTTTCTTGCTGAAAAACAAGATTATAATTTTCATAAAGGTTCTTGTATCTCTTATCAAAGGGAGGAGCAAAATGATTTATATAATGAATATGGTGACGGGTATTCTTACGATAAAAACAATACTGTAATACAACAGTTATGGTATGATATTGAAGACCCTATCTTTGATGGTTGGGAAGATCAATTAGATATGGATATCAAAACCGTATCTACTATTATGCAGCCTCCTGGCAATGTTGTTACCCTTCATAGAGATACTTTTTTTAAATTTAAAAAACTTTATCCAGATGATAAAAGAACTAAAGTAAGACTAAACCTATACTTAGAAGACTGGAAGATTGGTCACATGATTCAATACCAAGACATCCATAATAAAAAGAAGTGGACCACTTCTGTAGATTGGAAAGCTGGAGATGGTTTACTATGGGATAGCTCTGTATTGCACCTTTCTTGTAACGCTGGTCAAAAAGATAAGTTTACTATGCAAGTCTCAGGATATAGAAGAGATTAAGAATTTAAAAGCATAGCAATTAAATTCGTATTTTTGTAACAAATAAAATTTATGGCTTGTGTAACGTATGAATTGATATGTCCAGAAGGCGCAGTAGGAGGCACGTGTACTTTTGTAATGAAGTGTTGTGACGGGACAGACAGGTTTACATATACTATTGATGAGGGAACAACCGAGGAAGCGTGTTTATTATTACCAGCTCAAATATATGTTTCTTCGATACAGGGTTCTTATAGCACTTCAAATGTAACTTGTAATACTAATTGTGGTGACCCAGACCCTACTCCTGTACCTACGCCTACACCAGCGCCAATCCCTACACCTGGCCCTAGCCCAGTTCCTGTTACACCAACGCCCGTTGCGCCTGGACCAACGCCCGTTTATTATTATTGGGCTGCTACAGCTTGTGATGGAAGCAACACAACTACATTTAGAACAACGGATTCTAATGTCGGAAACACTTTGCTTTCCGTATATAGTATTGGAGGGGATGGTTTATGTTATGAAATAGAATCAGGAGGTCCAACAAACACTAATGATATAGTTTCGGCATACGCGGATTGTGCGGACTGTTGTGTAAAAGTACCATCTAGTCCTTCTTGTACACCAACTCCTTCGCCTGCGCCTGGACCTTCACCTATACCTGTTGCCCCTGTTCCTACGGTAGCTCCCTCTCCATTAGTTCCTGATTATTGTTTGGGAGGAGAGAATGCAGTAACCATACAATTTGTTAACACAGAAAACAGGTATGTATTTAATGGAAATTGGGGTCAATATGGAGTAGAACTTGGAACCTATGTTTTAAAAAATGTTCCCTCAGCACACCCAATTGCAATTTTAAACTATGGCAAAACTTCACTTATAACATACACAGGTGCTACCAATGCTGGTACAGGCACAGCGCCTGATGGTAATACGTATGATTATTTTTATGGAGATGTAACTATAACTGTAACCGGAGATTTTCAAGTTGTAAGTTATGCTTGTTTATATCACGGGTATATGGGTGGTGCCTACAACTTATATTACAACAGCAGTGTTTGTAGCTCACCTACACCTAGCCCTTCCCCTGTTCCAACAGCAACACCAGCGCCAACAAGTATTGTACCGCCCATACCTTCGCCTGTTGATACGGAGTATACATTAACGTACAGTCAATCCTCAAAAGGTTGGCCGTCTTTTTATTCTTATATACCAGACTTAATGATGGGTATGAATAATTATTTTTACACATTTAATGGGGGTAATTTATTTCAACATAATATAAATGAGACGAGGAATAACTATTATGGAACTCAATACAATTCACAAATAACAAGCGTGTTTAATCAGAACCCTCTTGAAAATAAAATATTTAAAACCATAAACTTAGAATCTGACTCAGCTTGGCAAGCAGTAGCTGAAACAGATATACAGCAAAACGGATTTATTGATGACAATTGGTTTGTCAAAAAGGAAGGTGCATACTTTGCTTATCTTAGACAAACAGGAGATGTGCCAGCACTTCAAGGACAATACGCAATGAGATCAGCTAATGGTATAGGAAGGTCTAGCACTTATTCTGTAAATGGAACAACAGGTACACTGAACTTTAGTATTAATCCTCTTGTGTCTATTGGAAGTATTATAAGTATAGGAGATTATTTATATTTCTCTCTTCCTTCGTATACCACGATTAGTTTAGCAGGTGTGGTAACAAACATTCAAGTAGATTTACCAAACAATATAAATAGAATCACTATCTCCACCTCAGTTACAGGCTCTTCTCCTTTAACTATAAATGATGCATACATCTTGTTTATTAAAAATGCAGAAGCAGAATCACATGGTTTACTGGGACACTATTGTATCTTTACTGTTACAAATACTAGCACCGCAGCTACTGAATTGTTTGCTATTGAATCGGAAGTAATGAAAAGCTATCCGTAAAAATTAGTATCTTTACACTAGTATGGAGTTTAGTATAAGGAAATTAAATCCATCTGATTATGAAGATGTATTAGTAGGGTGGTGGAAAGATTGGGGTTGGCAGGCGCCAGCTAAAGATTTTTTACCAGAGAATGGAGAAGGCGGATTAATGGTAATGTTAGATGATAAGCCTGTTTGCGCAGGATTTATATACATTACAAACTCTAAAGTTGGTTGGATTGAATGGGTAATATCGGACAATAAAATAGAAGATAAAGCATTGAGACACGAGGCAGTTAAATTTTTAGTAAGCACATTAACAAATATATGTTCTAAAAACGGTGGGTATATCTACGCATTGCTCAGACACGATGGTTTAATTCAAACTTACGAAGACCTTGGATATGTAAAGGGAGATAGTTATACACA